GCCTGCAAAAAGCTGAAGCAGGACATGCTGGACGACCTGGAGGTCCGCGGATTGGTGGGAACCCAATATACGGACAAGGTGGAGGAGTACATCAACCTGTGGAGCTGGCTGCAGATGCTCAACGATGACGTGGTGGACCGCGGTGTTTATGTGAAATACCAGAACGGCGCGAACCAGATGGGCACCACCGAGAATAAAAGCCTGACCATTGCCACGCGCGTGTCCGCCCAGATGTTGAACATCTGGACGGCGCTGGGATTCCGGGAGCAGGCGAACAGTGCCAAGCCGCAGAATGGCGGTGAGGATGATGAGCTGTAGGATGCCCCCCGAGGTGCTGGCCTACGTGGAGAGCTGCGAGACCGACAAGCCCTTCCGCGTGGGGGCAGAACAAAAAGCGCTGGCCGCCTATGTGCGGCGGGTGTTTGAAAACGAGAATATTTACGTTGACGAGGCCCAGGCGGCGAAATACCTGGGCCTCGTCAAATATTTTCCCTACGGCGATTTGCTGCCGTGGGAAAAGTTTTTATTGGTCCTGTGGAACTGCACCTACCGAGCCGACGGTACGCCGCGGTGGAAAACCGTTTTTTGCTTTGTGGGACGCGGCGCGGGCAAGGATGGCTACATTGCCTTTGATTCCGCGTGCTCGTTGTCGCCCTACAACCCGGTGGGGCACTACAATGTGGACGTATGCGCCAACAACGAGGACCAGGCCACGCAGCCGAGCCGCGATTTGGTCGAGGTTCTGGAATCCACAAAATGGGCCACAAAGCTGAACCGCCACTATTACCACACCAAGGAGATCATCCAGGGGCGGAAGAATAAGGGCGTGATGAAGGGGCGAACCAACAACCCCAAGGGCCGCGATGGTATGCGCAGCGGCAAAATCATCTTCAACGAGGTGCACGCTTATGAGAACTACGACAACATCAAGGTGTTTACGACGGGCCTGGGCAAGGTCGCCCAGCCGCGGTGCGGCATCTTCAGCTCTAACGGTGACGTAAGCGACGGGCCGTTTGATGACTACCTGGCCCGCGGGCTGCGCATTTTGTACGACGGCGAGGCGGACAACGGCTTTCTGCCGTTTATCTGCCGATTGACGGAAAAGGGGCAAATCCACGACCCCGAGAACTGGACGATGGCAAACCCATCCCTGCATTACTTCCCGAATTTGCAGCAGGAGATCGCGGATGAGTACAAGGACTGGTGCGAGCACCCTGAGCAAAACGGCGACTTCCCCACGAAGCGGATGGGACTGCGCGAGGGCGTAAAGGAAGTGAGCGTCACCAGCTACGAGAAGATCAAGGCGACGAATAAGCCGCTGCCGGAGCTGCGCGGCTGGAGCTGTACGGTGGGCATCGACTACGCCGAGCTAAACGACTGGGCGGCGGTAAACCTGCACTTCCGCCGCGGGGCGATGCGGTACGACATCAACCACGCCTGGCTGTGTCGGGAGAGCAAGACGCTGACGCGGGTGAAGGCCCCGTGGCAGGCCTGGGCAGCGGACGGACTGGTGACGGTGGTGGAGGACGTGAGCATTCACCCCGATCTGCTGGCCGCCTACATCCGGGAGGCTGCGCAGAAGTACAGCATCCGCAAGCTAGCCATGGACCATTACCGGTGGACCATGATGAGCGAAGCGCTGCGCAAGATCGGCTTTGACGCCAACGACAAGGAGCGCGTAAAGCTGGTGCGGCCCAGCGATATTATGAGCATTGAACCGGTGATTCAGGAATGCTTCGACCGGGAACAGTTTTGTTGGGGGAACAACCCCTGCCTGCGGTGGGCTGTGAACAATACTAAGCGGGTGCGCAGCAGCCGGAAACTGGGCGTGGACACCGGCAACTTTATTTACGCGAAGATCGAGGCCAAGAGCCGGAAAACCGACCCGTGGATGGCGCTGGTCGCCAGCATGGTGGTGGAGCCGGAGCTTGGGACCGGGGAGACGGCGCAGCCGCCGCCAATCGGGGCCATCGCGTGGTGAGAGGAAGGATAGAATGGGCTTAAAATTCTGGGATGCCTTTATGAGCCGGAAGGCCAAGGGCGGCGGGGACGACATTGTGATGAAGGAGCTGTACGCCGCGGCGGAGGAGTACCGCATCCGCGAGCTGTGTTGGTCGATCTGCGTGAACATGATCGCCAATGCAGTGGGGCGGTGCGAGATACGCACCTTCCGGGACGGGGCCGAGTTCAAGGGCCGGGAGTACTGGCTGTGGAACATTGAGCCGAACACGAATCAGAACTCCACGGCCTTCCTGCACAAGCTGGTGGCCAAGCTGTACGAGGATAATGAGGTGCTGATCATCAGTACCCGACGCCGGGACGGCGGGGAGGGGCTTGTGGTGGCAGACCAGTGGATGCTGCCAGAAAACTACCCCAGCAAGCAGAATGAGTACCGGGGCGTTGTGGCCGGCAATGTGAGCTACGACAAAACCTTCCGCGAGAACGACGTGATGCACCTGAAGCTGAACAATAGCAGCATCCGCCCGGTGCTGGATGGAATGTACAAATCCTATGTTCGACTGGTAAACGCTGCTATTAAGAATTACGAGTGGAACAAGGGACAGCACTGGAAGGTGACGGTGGCCGACATGGCCCGCGGCCAGGAGGGCTGGGCCAAGAGCTTTCAGGAAATGATGCAGGCACAGGTAAAGCCGTTCTTTGACTCCAACGGTGCAATTTTGCCGGAGTTTAGTGGCTATAAATACGAGCGCATGGAGGATACGAGCGACGATAGCCGCGACATTTGGGCGCTTGTGGAAGATATTTTCAACTTTACCGCGCGGGGCTTTTTGATCCCCGCCGTTTTGGTGAACGGGCAGATCGAGGGGACCGCGGATGCAAACAAGCGCTTCCTGACGAACTGCATCGACCCATTGTGCGATCAGCTGCAGGAGGAGGGGACCCGGAAGCGGTACGGCTTTGCCCAGTGGCAGGCCGGGAACTACATGATGGTCGACTCCTCCAGCATTATCCACTTTGATATATTCGAAAATGCGGCCAACGTGGAGAAGCTGGTCGGCAGCGGCGCGTACAGCATCAACGATGTGCGCCGCGCCGCGAACCAGGCCGCGATCACGGAACCCTGGGCGGACGAGCACTACATGACGCTGAATATCGCGACCATGGACGAGGCTGCCCGCCAGCTGGACCAGAAAGGGGGAGAGGAAACTTGAAGAAAAACATGTGGGAATTTAAGCAGAGCGCAGACCCGGCTGTAGCTGAGCTGTATATCTACGGCGATGTGGAGAGCGACAGCACCGACTTCTGGACGGGCGAGGTCAAGCACAGCGAGACCAGCGCGAACGCCTTTAGGGCGGCGCTGGAAAAAATCCCGGAGCTTGCGCAGATCAACATCTACATCAACAGCTATGGCGGCAGCGTGTATGAGGGCACGGCCATCTACAACCAGCTGCGCCGCTGCCCGGCGCACAAGACCGTCTACGTGGACGGATTCGCATGTTCGGTTGCCTCGGTCATCGCGATGGCCGGGGACGAGGTGGTGATGCCCAAGAACACGCTGATGATGATCCACAACATGTGGTGGGGCGCAGTCGGGAATGCTGCTGAGCTGCGCAAGTCGGCGGACGACCTGGACACCATCAACGCGGCAGGCCGCAGGGCTTACCTGGCGAAGGCCGGGAAGAAGCTGACCGAGGAGAAGCTGACCGAGTTGATGGAAGCCGAAACCTGGCTGACTGCCGAGCAGTGCATTGCGCTGGGGCTGGCGGACCGCTACGCCGATGCCGACGCCGACATGAGTGGCGCGGCAGAGCTTTTGAAGAAGGCCAACCTGGACGCGGAGCAGCGGCTGACCATGCAGAAAAGCCTGGCCGCCCAGCTGCGCAGCCTGATGCGCCCGGCAGCGGATCCTGTGCCGCCGCCGAAGGAACCAAAGCCCGCAGGCATCATGCAGATGCTGGCGGGGACACAGTAAACGTTGAAAGGAGATACCATGAGAAGCAACGACATTAAAACGCGCGATGAAATCCGCGCAAGAATGCAGCAGGCGCTGCGCGGCAACGATACGGAGGGCTTTTACGCCGCCTTTGATGAAATGCTGGGCGACATTGAGCAGAACCTGCGCCAGGAGTACGCCGACCAGCTGGAGGAGGTACGTCAGGAGATGGATGGCCGTATTCTGGCGGCCCGCGGCGTTCGCCAGCTGACCAGCGCCGAGCGCGAGTACTACCAGAAGTTTGCCGCAGCGGCCCGGAGCGACAACCCCCAGCAGGCGGTGGCTAACCTTGATGTGGCGCTGCCGGAGACCGTCATCAACTCCGTTTTTGACGACATGCGCGCCAACCACCCGCTGCTGAGTAAAATCAACTTTATGCCCAGCGGCGGCGCGGTGAAGATTTTGGTGAACACCAACGGCGTGGAGAGCGCCGTCTGGGGCAAGCTGACGGATGAGATCGTCAAGGAGGCCACCGCGGGTCTGAAGGAGATCGACACGGTGCTGTACAAGCTGAGCGCCTTCCTGCCGGTGGCCAAGGCCATGCTGGACCTGGGCCCCGACTGGCTGGACCGCTTTGTGCGCGAAACGCTGTACGAGTACCTGTCCAACGGCCTTGAGGTGGGCATTGTGACCGGTGAGGGCAAGGACCAGCCCATTGGCATGATGCGCAAGGTGGGCGACGACGTGACCGTGACCGGCGGCAGATACCCGAAGAAGGACGCCATCACGCTGAACGATTTGTCCCCCGCGACGGTGGGCAACCTGATCAGTCTGATGGCGGTGACGCCCAATGGCCGCCCCCGCACGGTGAGCGACGTGATCTTCCTGGTGAACCCGCAGGACTACTACCAGAAGGTGATGCCCGCCACGACGGTGCAGGCCCCGGACGGCACCTACCGCAACGACGTGCTGCCCTACCCGATGACGGTGATCCAGAGCCCGGCGCTGAAGCGCGGCGAGGCACTGATGGGCATTGCCGGACGCTACAAGGCATTTGCGGGCCTGGCCAAAGACGGACGCATCGAGTACAGCGACGACTACCACTTCCTGGAGGATGAGCGCGTCTACCTGATCAAGACGTATGCCAACGGCATGCCGCTGGACAACAATGCCTTCCTGCTGCTGAACATTGGCGGTCTGCGCCCGGCGGTGTGGAAGGTGGAGACCGCCGACGCCCCGATGCCTGGCACCAACGCTGCGCTGAACAGCCTGAGCCTGGGCAGCGTAAGCCTGTCCCCCGCGTTCAACGCGGCGACGGTGACCTACACCGCGGCTACGACCAATGCGACGAATACGATCACGGCGGTGCCCGCTGATGCGGCGGCCAGCGTGAAGGTCGAGGTTGGCGGCAAGGAGATCGACAACGGCAGCGCCGCGACCTGGGCGAGCGGTGCGAACACGGTGAAGGTGACGGTGACGGCTGAGGATGGCACGACCACCAAGACCTACACCGTGACCGTGACGAAGAGCTGATGACCCGCGACAAGCTGCCCGCGGGGCTTTTGGACGACGTGAAGAACCAGCTGGACATCACCTGGGACGATGAAGCGACGGACAAGAAGCTGTGCGGGCTGATCGCCGCCGGTGCGGACTATCTGGACGGCAGGCTGGGTACGCGGGCGGACTATACCGCCGACGGCGCGCCCCGAACCCTGCTGATGGAGTATGTGCGCTATGCCCGGGACAGTGCGCTGGATGTGTTTGAGGCAAACTATCTCTCCCTGATTTTGAGTGCACAGCACGAAAGGGCGGTGAACCGGTTTGAGAAAAACACCGTTTACGCGGCAGAATAATGCCGTGATCACCCAGCCGTTTGCGGACGGTATTGTGACGATCTACGCCGTGGCCGACACGGCAGAGCCGGGCCGGATGCCCGTGGAGAAGCTAACCGAGAAGGGGCGGCTGCGCTACGATGAGCAGCGCCTCGGCCTGCAGCGATACTATCAGGGGCGGCAGAACCAGGTGCAGATCGAACGGGTGGTGCGGGTGCCGCGGGGGCTGGACATCAACAGCCAGGACGTGGCCGAGACCGAGGACGGGAGGCGCTACCGCATCGACCTGGTACAGTCCACGCAGGGCGTTTACCCGCCTTGTCTGGACCTGACGCTGGCCAAGATCGAAAGGGTGCGTGTAAAATGAGCTGGAGCGAGGCGATCATAGCCGTGCATACGAGCGTCACCGACCAGGTGAGCCATGCCGCGAGGCTGAAAAGCGAGCGGTATTTCGTCTGGCAGGAGGACGGCGGCAACGACGACGGCAGCGAGAACCGCCACAGCGAGCGGGCCGTGACCGGCACGACGGACCTTTTCACGCCGCTGGAGTTCGACCCATGGGTGCGGGCCTTTGAGGCGGCGCTGGACGCGGCCCCCAGTGTGGGGGCGTGGTACAAAAACAGCGTGCAGTACGAGGAGGAGACCGGGCTGACACACCACGAGTGGGTGTGGGAGGTGTACGACGATGGCAACGTTCAAGACGCAGGGGCTTGACAAGTACGTGGCCCAGCTGGAACGGCTTGGGAAGAAAACCGACACCGTGATCAGCGAGGCTGTGTACGAGATGGCCAAGGTGGTGGCGGATGAGGTGAAGGCTAATCTAATTGCTCTGCCCAGCGTGCCGGACACGGAGGGCTTGAAGGCGTTTGCCTCCAAGCCACAGCAGAAAATACCTATCACAAAGGCCCAGAAATGGGGACTTGTTCATTCTTTTGGTATTGCCTCTTTGCGAAACGAGGGCGGCTTTATCCATGTGAAGATAGGCTTTGACGGATACAATGAGGTGCAGACCAAAACATTCCCCAAGGGCCAGCCCAACGCGCTGATTGCCCGCAGCATTGAAAGCGGCAGCAGCACGCGCGAAAAAACACCCTTCCTGCGCCCCGCCTTGGCGGCGGCTCGAAAGCAAGCTATTGAGGCTGCGCGGGTAAAATTTGACGAAGCGATTCACGATACATTTGAGTAATACGGGCGTGTCCAAAGTGGACACGCGGCGCGATGGCCCGGCAGAAATGCCGGGCCATTTTTGGAAAGGAGAAACAAATGGCAACTGTTGGTTTGAGCCGCGTGTATGTGGCAAAGTACGATGCAAACGGCGGCAACCCCACCTACAGCGGCGGCACGCTGCTGGCAAAGGCCGTGGAGATGAACGCGGAGCTGGAAAGCGCCGACGACAACAACGACTACGCCGACAACGAAATCAGCGAGAGTGACACCACGTTTGGCGGCGGTACGCTGACGTTGACAACGGACGACCTGCTGCAGGATGGCAGCGCCCTGATCCTGGGCATCACGCCCTCCGCGGTGGCAGGGGTGACGCCGGAGGCGAAGGAGCTGATCTACGACGACGACATGGTCCCGCCTTATCTGGGCTACGGCTCCATCATCAAGAAGATCAAGAACGGCGCATCCAAGTGGCGCGCTGTGGTATTGCCGAAAATCAAGTTCAGCGTGCCGAACGATGCGGCGACGACCCAGGGAGAGACCATTGAGTGGCAGCACCCCGAGCTGACGGCCACGATCTACCGCGACGACAGCGCCAAGCACCGCTGGAAGCGGGAGGCGACCTTTGACAGCGAGGCGGGGGCCGAGAGCTACATCAAGAAGCTGCTGAACATTGAGGGGGAATAAACTGTGCGCAGAACAACAACGTTTAACTTCTGCGGCCAGGAGCGCACCGTGGCATTTACGGTGGCCGCCGCCGAAAAGCTGGATGAAAAGGCCGGCAGTCTGGAACGGCTGGGCGAATGGCTGGCGGGTGACGGCGGCCAGATGGCCGCGCTGGGCCGGTGTGTGGAGATCGTGCAGCTGCTGATGGCCGAGGGTGAGAACTACGAACGGCTGCAGGCCCGCTACAGCGGCCAGGAGCGCAAGGACCTTGCCGTGCCGACGGCGGAGGAGCTGAAGAGCCTGTACACCGTGCAGGACCTGGCTACGCTGAAGGATGTTATCTTTGGCGCGATCTCTGCCGGGCAGCAGCAGGAGGTGGAGAGCAAGGCCGTGGAGGCCACGGGAAAAAACGAAAGCGCCACATCGTAAGGCCCGGCACGGCGTGGCTGAAGTTTTTTGGGATGCGCGCCGGCTTGAGCAAGGCGGAGATGCTGCATACGCCCATCGGCGAGATTCTGGATTATGTGGCATGTGAGGCTATCTTCAACGGCGCGGACCAGAAAACCGAAGCGGATGACGATCCGTTTCCGGATTGGGCATAAGAAGAGGAGGTGAGGGAATTGGCCGAGAATATCGGGCCCAAAATCGGCATTGAGGGCGAGGCCGCTTTTAAACAGAGCCTGAAAAACATTGTGCAGCAGACGAAGGCGCTGGACGCGGAATTTAAGATGGTGACTTCTACCTTCGGCAAAAATTCCGACGCGCAGGCTAAGCTGAAGGCACAGGCCGAGGTGCTGGGGCGGCAGCTGGCGAACCAGAAAAGCCGGGTGGCCCTGCTTGAAACGGCCTATGAAAACAGCAAGAAAAAGCTGGATGAGCTAAGCGCGGCGCTGAACAAGGCCACCAATGAGCACGGGAAGAACTCCACCGAGGCGCAGGCCGCGAATGCCGCCTACCAGCGGCAGATCGGCGTGGTGGCGAAGGCTAAGACCGAGTGGATGAATGCTGCGACGGCGGCCAACAAAATGGCCGACCAGCTGGCCGACACCGAGGACGCGCTGAGCAAGGCGGGCCAGGAGACCCAGAGCACCGAGGAGGAGACCAAAAAGCTGGGGGCCGCCATGGAGGACACCGGCCAGAAAAGCAGCGTTTTTGGCGACATGCTGAAGGCAAATCTGCTGGGCGATGCCATCAAGGCGGCCATCGGCAAAACGGTGGATATGATAAAGGAGCTTGGCAGCGCCTTTGTGAATTTGGCTAAAAGCAGCCTGGAGGGCTACGGCAACTACGAGCAGCTTGTGGGCGGCGTGAAAACGCTGTTTGGCACGGAAGCGGGCAGCGTGGAGGAATACGCCCAGAGCGTAGACCAGAGCGTGGCCGAGGTAGCCGACAAGTACAACAGTTTGCAGCGCAGCCAGGAAACCGTGCTGAAAAATTCACGGGACAGCTGGAAGACCACGGGCCTGTCCGCCAATGACTACATGGAGACCGTGACGAGCTTTGCGGCAAGCCTGATATCCTCGCTGGGCGGGGACACCGAGAAGGCCGCACGGTACGCCGACATGGCCATTGTGGACATGAGCGACAACGTGAACAAGTTTGGCACGGACATGACAAGCCTCCAGTATGCCTACCAGGGATTCGCAAAGCAGAACTATACCATGCTTGACAATTTGAAGCTGGGGTATGGTGGCACGAAGACGGAGATGGAGCGGCTGGTGGCAGACGCAGCAGCTCTGACGGATGTGCAGGACAAGCTAAGCGTCACGGTGGACGCCAATAGTCTGAGCTTTGAGAATATTGTGGCGGCGATCCATGTGGTGATGGGCAACATGGGCATCCTGGGGACGACGGCGAGGGAGGCCGAGAGCACGATCCAAGGCAGTGTGAACGGCATGAAGGCGGCCTGGGAGAATTTTTTGACCGGCATGGCCGACCCGGAGCAGGACTTTGACGCACTGGTGCAGAATTTGGTGCAGAGCATCCAGACGGCGGCGAGCAACATCGTACCGCGGCTGCAGGAGATCATCCCGACGCTGATCGAGGGGCTTGGAGAGCTGGTGGACCAGCTGAGCCCCTACGTAGGCGAAACCATTGAAGAGCTGGCCCCGACCATCAAGGAGGCGCTGCTGGCGCTGGTCGACACGCTGCAGGGCGTTTTTGCCGAGGCAGCACCGCAAATCGGCGAGGCGGCCAGGGTGCTGGGCGACGCCGCTATTGAGGGGATCACCGCGGCACTGGATGAACTGCTGGCCCCTGTGCAGGAGAAGATCAACGCGATCTTGCCGACCATCGCCGCCATCGGCGCGGCCTTTGCGGCGTGGAACATCGTGAGCATCATTGCCGGGGTGGTATCCTCCCTGGGGGGACTGTCCGGCGCGATCACTGCGGTGTTTGCGGTGCTGGCCGCAAACCCAATCGGCATTGTTGTGGCGGCTATCGCGGCACTGGTGGCCGCGATCATGACGGCGTGGAATACCAACGATGCATGGCGCGAGAGCATGATCGAATTGTGGGGCATCATCAAAGAAACGGTAGCGGGAACCATTAATGCGCTTGTGGAGCTGATCACGGCCTTTGGGAAAAGCGCTTGGGAGGGCATGAAAAAAGCCGGAAAGGCCATGAAGGACGGACTGATGGACGCGCTGACGTTCATGGAGGAGTTGCCCGGAAAATTTTTAAAGTGGGGCTCTGACATGATCCAGGGCCTCATCGATGGCATCCGGGGCATGCTGGGAAACCTGAAGGAGGTCGTCACGGACGTGGCCGGGGCAATCAAATCGTTTTTGCATTTCTCCCGCCCGGATGTGGGGCCACTGCGGAACTATGAACAGTGGATGCCGGATTTCATGGCCGGATTGGCCGACGGTATCGACGCCAACAGCTGGCGGGTGGAGGATGCCATCACCCGTCTGACCGGCAGAATGGGCGTGCAGCTGACGGCGGCCCAGACCGGCGGGGCCATCGTGAACCAAACGATAAACTTTGGTTACGAGGTGCAGGCCCCGGATGTGGTGGCGCGCGAGGTGCGCCGGATTACAACCAGCGGATTGGCAGGTGCTTGATATGGCTTATCCATCACAGGTGCGCGTTGAGCGCAGCGACGGCCAGAGCTTTTTGTTCGGCGGGCAGGACTGGAGCCTGTACGGCCTGACGGGTCTGGATGCGGCGGACTACGCCGTATTTACCGAGGATCGCGGCAGCGGCGACGGCGGCATTATCACAGGCCGCCGCGTGGCGGCCCGGACCATTGAAATCAAGGGGCGCAACCGGAACACGCCTGATAATGCCGCAAACCGCGCCGCGGCGCTGGCCTTTTTTAACCCAAAGCTGGATTACAAAATCTATATCACATATCTGGGCCGCACGCGGTGGATCGCGGGCGTTGTGGAGAAGGCCAGCTGCCCGTTCCGCAATGTCTACGCCCTGCAGCTGCTTACGGTGAGTTTTTTGTGCGTGGAGCCCTACCTTTTGAGCGTGGATGACTTTGGCCGCGACATTGCGGCGGACGAGCCGCGCTGGGGCTGGCCGTACATGGACAATTTAACCTACAAAACTATCGTGAGTAAATTTGCCTACTCGGGCAGCGTGCATATTGACTACGACGGCGACGCCGAGGCCGACCTGCGGATGACGCTGTCCGCGGCGGGCAAGGTGGTGAACCCTAAGATCGTGAAGGGGGACAGCTTTGTGCGCGTCCTCCACACGATGGAAAAGGGGGACGTCATCGAGATCGTCACGTCGCCGACGCCGACGGTGAAGTTGAACGGGGACAACATTCTGAATCAGGTGGACCGCCTGAGCCGCTTTGCGCCCCTGAAGGTTCAGCCGGGCGGCAACGACTACGGCTACAAGGCCGACTACGGCGACAATGTGCTGCACGTGGTGCTGCACTACTACAAGCATTATTTGGGGGTGTGAGCCATGGAGCTGCTGGCGCTGGATGCCGACTTTGAGCCGGTGGGCTACCTGCCCTACATCAATCTGCAGTGGACGCGGGAGTACTACACGGCGGGCCAGTACAGCGTGCAGGTGGCGGCGGGGGACTACGACCCGCGCATGGCCTACCTGTACACGCCGGAGCGCCCGGAGATGGGTGTTATCCATAAGGTGGAACGCACCGAGAACATCAAGGGGCGCTTTATCCAGATAAGCGGCTACTTTTTGGAGCGCTTATTGTGGGATAAGGTCCTCTGGCCGACGTACTACGCCAGCGGCGGCACGATCCCGGAGGCGGTGACGGCGATGATCCAGCAGTACAAGGGGGACATACCGCTGCTGGAGGTGCTGGACGCCCCGGCTGTGTCCACCCTGGACACAGCGGTGTGGCAGGAGACCGGCGGCGAGCTGGGGGCTGTGGCCTACAAGCAGCTGCAGACAGTGGCCTGCAGCCTGCGGTGCCGCTACGACTACAACGCGAATAAAATTTATTGCGGCGTATGGCAGGGCACGGACCGCACCCAGGGCCAGACGGCTAACCCGTTTGTGACGTTTGCGGACAGCTTTGGAAATCTGATTTCTGCCGAGGCTAGCCGGGACAAAAGCAACTACAAGAATTATGCCATCATCGCCGGACAGGACAAGGCCGAAAACCGCATTACGGCAGTGGCTGACCTGTCCGGCGGCGGCTATAAGAAGATGCTGTACAAGGATAGCCGCGCCAGCCGGTGGGATGAAAACGAGCAGAGTCGCGAGGACTACATTGCCGGACTGCAGCAGGAGGGATATGAGGCCCTGCTGGACTACCAGATCATCAACAATGTGGATGTGGAGGCCAGCGCGGGCGGCTACAAGTACCTGGAGGACTGGGACCTGGGCGACAAGGTGGATGTGATTGTGGAAGACATCGGCCTGGCGCTGGAGGCACGCATCGTGACGGTGCGGGAAGTTTTTAAACAAAATAATCACAAGATCAGCATCGAGATGGGCGATAAAAAGCTGACGATGCTGGACAAAGCGAGGCTGATACACTGATGATTTCTTATCCATTTACAAGCCGCGTTACATACGATGCGCAAAGCTTGCCAATCTACGACAGGGCCGTAGATTCGGCTTTTCTGCGCCGATTCTATAAGGCGTACTGGGACGACGGCGTGTTTTACAAGCCGTCCACGAGCTTTGCCGTAACGGCCACCGGCACGGGAATGAACGTGCAGGTGCAGCCCGGCATGGCGCAGGTGCAGGGGGCCTTCTGCCTGGAGGATACCGTGCAGACGCTGCCCATTGCCGCGGCGGACGCCAGCCTGAACCGCATCGACAGCGTAGTGCTGCGGCTGGATCTGTCGCTGGACAAGCGCGACATTTCGCTGGCCGTGATAAGCGGTGTGGCAGCGGTGAGCCCGGTGGCCCCGGCGCTGACGCGCAACAATACCACCTGGGAACTGGGCATTGCCAATGTGCTGGTGAGCGCGGGGGCGGGTGTGATCACCCAGCGGGATGTTGAGGACACTCGGCTGGATGATACCCGCTGCGGCGCGGTGGCCCAGACCGTGGGGGATTTAGACACAAGCGGATTCTTCGCCCAACTGACAGCAATGATCGCACGGCTGCGGGAGGAGATCGGCGAGGTGGAGACCGGCACCGCCGCCATGCTGCGCAGCGTCTACGACCCCGGCGATGACGGGGTGAATATCTGCGTGCAGGAATATGAGTGCAGCAAGAGCGGCAGCGTGTATGCGCTGATGGGCGAGGGCGCGGTAGGGCGGTTTAAGGTCCCGGCGGCATGGAGTGCGGGCGATACATGGACGGTAAACGGCAAGGCCGTACCGGCGTACTGCGGCGCGGATGCGGCGGACGGGGACTGCGTTGTGACCGGACGCTGGGTGCTGTTTACCTTTGACGGCACGCGGCTGGATTTTAACGGCGGCGGTGGATTGAGCGCTGGAAAGCTGGCACAGGCCACCGCCACGGAAGCGGATGTGCTGGCGAACTCTACGTTTTACGCGAAGGACAAAACGCTGCGCACCGGTAATGTGCCGCGGCGCGGGGACTGGGGCGCGACGATTGCACCGGGTGAGTCGGTGACGGTGCCGGATGGAAAGCACGACGGCGGCGGTAGAGTGAGCGCAAAGGCGTTGAAAACGGTGACAATCACCATGGCCGCAGGATCGATGTACTGGAGCTACACCTTTACAGGCGGTACGCTGGTCGGCATCTGCGACATCGCGGGAAGTGCGTATAACTCGGAAATTGAGTACCTGCACATCAGCGGTAACACCATTACCATGAAATGGAGCGGAAACGGCACTGTTAACCGCCAGATCACGCTGATTTACTACTGATTTTTGGGAGGTGCATGATGGTACATACTTTGAGACTTGACAACTACTTCCCCACCCCTCGAAAGCTGGTGCTGGGGACTAATTCCAGCTTTGGCACGGAGAGCATCAAGATTGAGCGCGGGGCCGGGTGGGACGGGCTGAATCTCACCGCAACGTGGCACATCCCCGGGCGGGAAGAGCCGCTGCGCGTGGCCCTGCTGGATGGGGATGCCATGGACGTGCCGCCCGAGGTGACGAAGGAGGCCAAGGATGGCGTGCTTGTGCTGGCCGGGTTGGCCTCCGGCGTGCAGCGGGCGAGTTGTAACGTGGAGTATCTTATCCTTGAGCAAGCGGGCGTATACGGCGGCGCGGATGCAGAGCCGACGCCCGAGCTGGCGGCGCAGGTGCTGGAAGCTGCTTTGCAGGCCAAGGCGGACGCAAAGGCAGCAGCGGAGGATGCGGCGGCTGCTAAAGCCAACGCAGACAAGGCCCAGGCCGATGCCGAAAAGGCACAGCAGGCGGCGGAGAATGCTGCGGCGGATGCTGCCAAGGCCGGGCCGTATGCAGAGGCCGCGCGGGCTGCCCAAGAAGCGGCAGAGTCGGCCCGGGATGAAGCGATTGCCGCGCAGCAGGCGGCGGAAAATGCGGCTGCTGCCGCGGCGGCCAGTAAGAGCGCAGCGGATACGCTGGCGGCGGAGGCTGCGCGGGCTGCCCAGGCGGCGGAGAATTCCAAGACAGCGGCCAACAATGCGGCCTACTTCGCCGGAGAGAATGCCACGGCGGCACAGCAGGCAGCGGACACGGCCACAGCTGCCGCCAATGATGCAGGTCAGAGCGCCAGCGACGCAGCGGCAAGCAAGGCAGCTGCCGAGACCGCGGCCAAGGCTGCCCAGGACGCCCAGACTGCTGCGGCGGCGGCCAAGGCGGAGGCCGTAAAGGCGCAGGAAGCGGCGCAAACGGCGGCCAAGAGTGCGCAAGATGCCCAGGCGGCTGCTGAGAAGGCCCGGGACGAGGCCAAGACCGCCCAGGAGGGCGCGGAGGCCGCCCGGGATACGGCGGCTAAGAGCGCCGAGGCTGCGGCGAAATCCGAGGCAAACGCCAAGCAGAGCGCGGACACGCTGGCCGAGAGCGTGGAGAACGTGGTGGCGAACACGGCGGCGGTGGCCGAGCTGAAAGAGAAGAAGGCAGAAATTGATGATGCTGCCGTGGGGGCGAATGCGTGGAGCAGCAAGCACATCATTGACATGCTTTGCCCCCCTCTGGAAGAAAGCGGAAACCCTGTTGTGTGCTACCCTGTGGCGGGATACCCGCTGGGAGTGAAAGCGAAGTGGGAACCCGTGCAGGAAGGCAGCGGAACACCAAGCCCCGAAAACATCCGGCCTATTAAGGGTAGAGACAGCGTGACGGTTGAACGGTGCGGGGAGAATCTAAGCACAACGGCAAGTTTAGATGGTGTGGGCTGGGCAACAATTTATGAAGACTTATTAGATGTATTGAATAAATTACCTGCTGGCACATACGTTTTAGACTTTACATTCACCTTGAAAAATTTTTTTGATAGGTACACATCTGATACAGCGGAAGTTAACGCTTTTAGGATTAACTCCAAATTTGATGACGGTACGCCGTGTATTGTAACCGAGGGTGAGACGATAACAAAAGCCGAAAAGTTGCCGTCGGTAAGAAAAATTACAGAAACATTTGTTATAACTCCACAGCACAAAGGACGCGTAGCAACGGCATATTTTTACGCTTGCGGAAGGGGCGATGCAATAGATGGCGCACCAAATGGTACTCTAGGAGAGGGCAAGATATCCAACGTAACAATCACGCTTGGCACCACCGCCCCCACCACCTACACACCATACACCGGGCAGACCAACACCCTGACCCTGCCCGAAACCGTGTATGGCGGTGAGGTGGACGCGGCGAGTGGTGAAGGGCAAGAAACGTGGAAAATTATTGATTTAGCTAACGCAAACATTTCGTTGTACGGAATAAACCAGCATGGTATTGCCAATTTTTCTTTGGTTGCAAATCTTAATAATATTTATACAACGCCAGGACGTGCTGGTTATTTCACAAGTTCGTTGCCTCAAGACACTGCTACGTTTAATAATGCGACAAAAATCGGAATTATGAAGGCAAATGCGTCTACATTTTACATAAGATTAAAAGAAACCGACGCGAACAATGAAGAAGCGGCCAAGGAATACCTTGCATCAATAAATGCAAAACTTGTGTACGAGCTGGCAAAGCCTGTGCCGTTCACTGCGACAGGCGCACAGCCGTTGCCCGCGTTAAGCGGCACTAACACCGTGCTGACCGATGCCGACAGCACGACTGTGACGGGACGCGCAGACCCGATTAAGCGGATTACCGATTTGGAAGATGCAGTTGCATCTCAAACCTGAAAGGAGAAATAAAATGGCTATTAAGAGTAAAGCACGGCACGATTTGACGCTGCGCAGCATCAAGCGGGAAATTGGCGCGGGGCGGGACGTTGCGTTCTGGCTGGACAAGGCGTACACGCACCTCGACAACGGCCTGCTGACCGAATATGACATTGCCGAGGTGGAGACGCTGGCGCAGGCGTATTATGATGCGGTGGATGCGAGAGAGAGCGCAGACGAGGTTGATGGCGCTGAAAATACTACCGACGAAGAAAACGACACCAACGAAAAGGAGAGTGAAACCAATGAAGGATGAAATGATTCTGTCGCCCGAAATGGACGAGGAACTGTCGAACGGGAAGGGAGAGGACGAGAATGAGTGATTCTGCACTGGCCGTTTACACGGCCATCAGCCCCAACTGCAACAGTCCTCGAAATCAGCCCATCACGAAGATTACCGTGCATCACATGGCTGGCAACACGACGCTTGAATCTTTCGGCGCTCTTGTCAGTAGGCCCTCACGCCAGATGAGCGCAAACTACGCCATCGAATCCAGCGGTCGTATCGGTCTGTTCTGCCACGAGGCTGACCGCTCTTGGTGTTCGTCCAGCCCGTGGAACGATCAGCGGGCCATTACTATCGAAGTCGCTAACGACAGCGGCGCACCGGACTGGCACGTCAGCGACAAAGCGTATGCCGCCCTGCTCGACCTTTGCACCGACATTTGCCGCCGCAACGGCATCAAGGAGCTGACCTACACCGGCGACAAGAACGGCTCGCTCACGATGCACTGCTTCTATGCGGCTACCGCCTGCCCCGGCCCCTATCTCAAGAGCAAGTTCCCCGACATTGCGGCACAGGTCACGAAGCGCTTGAAGGGCGACGTGGCCGACGCTGAACCCGCCAAGACGAATGAGGAAAACTTCATCTCCGTCATGGCCGAGAAGTGCCAGAGCCGCTGCCTGAACGCGCATCTTCTGCCGTCGCTGTGCATTGCGCAGGCTTGCCTTGAAAGCGCCTACGGCACGAGCGAGCTTGCAGTACAGGCAAACAACCTGTTCGGCATCAAGGCCAGCAATTGGAGCGGCAGAGTGTACAACAAGGCTACGAAGGAGTGGGACGGCAGCAAGTACATCACCATCACGGCGGGCTTCCGCGCCTACGATACGATGGCCGCCTGTGTAGAGGACTACATCAAGAAGCTGACGACCATGCCGCGCTATTCCAATCTGGTCGGCTGTACCGACATCAACAAGGCGTGCGAGTACATCCGCGCCGACGGCTGGGCGACCAGCCCGACTTACACGTCCAGTCTGCTGGCTGTCGTGAAGCAGTTCAACCTGACGCGGTATGATGCCGCCATCAAAGAGGACAAGCCCGCTGCGCCGACGCATCAGGAGGTCTGGCTGGATCACGTCGTCCTGCCGAACGCCGCCGCTATGGAGTTCTACGCCGTTGCTAAGAAGTACAATCTCGATGACGACAGGGCGTACCATGCAAAATACGTGGAGGGTTGAGCGTGCCGGAGTGGATTATAAAATATTGGGTCGAGTGGGCTTTTGGCGTACTGGCCGCTGGACTGCTGGTTGCTTATAGGCGGTTGGCGAAAAAAATTAAGGACGACGCAGAAGAAAGGGCCGCCATCAAGGCGGGGATGCTGGCAATCCTGCACGACCGCCTGTACCAGGTCTGCACGCTTTATATCGCACAGGGCTGGATCGAGACGGCGGGCCTTAAAAATCTGGAATATCTGTACAAGAGCTACCATGCGCTGGGCGGTAACGGAACAGGCACAGAACTGTACAACCGGGCGCGGGTGCTGCCGATTCATTAAGAAAGGGATTTTATTATGAACATCGACTACATGAACTACATTAAACCGGAGCTGCTGGTGCTGATTCCGGCGCTGATTTTCGTTGGGTACTGCCTGAAAACCAGCACAGCGGTGGCGGACAAGCTCATCCCGGCGGTGCTGGCCGCGGTGGGCGTTGTGCTGGCCGCGCTGTACGTTTTGGCGACGTCGCCCATCGGCGGCGGGCAGGACGCGGCCATGGCGGTTTTTACCGCTATCATTCAAGGCGTGCTTTGCGCGGCGGGGGCGGTCTACGCCAACCAGTGCGTGAAGCAGAGCACGAAGGATAAATAATTCACTGCGTGCGCCGGTTTGACTTTTGTGTTGACTTGGCGACGTATAACAGAATTTGCTTTTTGCTGACCGACGACGAGCGGGCGGTGCTGGATTACAGGCGGCGCGGCCTGTGCAACGCAGAGATCGCTGCGGAAATGAACTGCAGCGAGCGCACGGTCAATCGGTTGGTGCGGGCAGTCGTGGATAAAATCAGGAAGATATAAAAAAGCGGTCGTGCTGGGCGTTTGCCCGGTACGACCGCTGTTTTTTTATTCTGTTTTTATAAAAAACACGATGCCGGAGGAGTAGTAGACCTGAAAGGAACCCTCGACTGTTTCTGCGACGGTGCTGCCACAGTCGTAGTCGTAAATGCTGAATTTACCGGAAATCAACGTGAAGTAGGTAAGGGGCGCGGTGTCTATCTCGCCGCTGTTGTAAACACAGAACGCGGAATCGCCGTCGCCTGCGCCGGTGGGAATCAGAACGGAGAAGGAATCATTTGCGATTTTGACCGCGCCCGCGTCGCTGATGGTGTCGCAGCGGCGGCCGCTGGTAAGCTGCCACAGATCAGGAGTCGGTGGCGCGGCAAGTCGGTTGTCGGTGTAGGGTTCGTCTTCGTCGATGAGCCAGTCACGACCGACGCGGCGGGCTGTTTTGAAGCCACCGCGCAGGGCCTTTTGACGGACGGTGACGGGGCTGCGGTTGTGTCTGGCGGCGTATTCGGTGATTGTGATTTCCATGGGGGCCTCCTGGTTAAATTTCTGTATTCGGGATTAAATAAAATTCTTCATCTTTCACTATTTCGGCGTCGAGATCAATGACGATAGGCTCACCCAACATGCCGTTTTTAAAGTAAATGCTGCGCGTGCTTACAGGCGTGATAATAATTTGAAGTAACCGGATGTTTTGCACAACAATGGAATTATCAAGGATGTTGCCATTTGCGTCGCGAATATAGTCGCGGGAATAGTCGACAAGGTATTCGTAGCGCTCAGTGCGCTGAAAGTTACAGCCGCAGTCCTGAAGATGAAGCAGGCCGGATTCTGGCTTGCTTTGAGAAATAGAAAACTGGACATCGTCAGAAATCCATTTTTCGCAGGGATGTACGCCGGTCTTGTTTAAAATTGCGTTATGAATTTTTTGTGCGTCAATGGCATTTTCATACTCGCAATCTGTGAGGACAAGACTTGTGAAGTCGCTCTGCGTTTCGGGAATATGGCTTTGGGCAAGAAAACGGACGGCATGAAAAGAGGGAAACTCACGGAGAAATTTCGCAGTGATTTCATGAACCTCCTGTGCTTTAAGATGCTTGACGCCGATGGACTTGCAAACATCATAAAAATTGATTTTACGGCAGACACCGGCTTTTTCGCAAAGGGTGTTGTAAACGTTCAGCTTGTACTCTTTCATGATGTTTCCTCCTGTTGTGCGGTTGCTTATCTCTTACTGTGACTATATTATACATCGCTAGCGATGCAATGTCAAGGCTTTTTGCAAAGTTTTTTAGAATTTTCTGCAAAAGATGGCGTAAAGTCGGCGCAGATGTGGCGCACGAAAAAATGTGCACTGCGTTACAATAATAATAAAAGAGAGGTGAGCACGATGCCCTATTATAACAGCCCTATGGCCTATCCGGCCATGTATGGCCAGCCCGGCGGGTACGGCCAGACGCCTTACAACCCGGGCGGCACAATGCAGCAGACCGCGCAGCGGTACGAAATCATCCACGTCAACGGCGAGCCGGGGGCGCGGGCGCTGCAAATGGCCCCTAACAGCAACGCTATTGTTATGGACGACACAGCCCCCATTGTGTGGCTGTGTCAGACCGACGGTGCAGGGTACAAGACGGTGCAGCCGTTTGACATTGCCCCACACCAGACCGCCCCCGCGGTAGATGTGTCCAGTTTGGACACGCGGCTCACAAGATTGGAGGAGATCGTCAATGGCAAGCAACCCAATGATGCAGTTCCTGCGGCCCCAGGCAAACGGCCCCCGGCTGCCAAATAACCCCCTGGCCTTTGCAGCTGAATTTCGAAAATTCGCGGCAGGCATAACGCCGCAGAAAGCAGAGGAGCAGGTCCGGCAGATGCTGGCCGATGGGCGGATGACGCAGCAGCAGTTCGATGCCCTGAAACAGCAGGCACAAGACTTGGCACAGTTTTGGAGATAGGCCGGTGCGCAACGGTTTATCATAGATTCTTTTGAAAGGAGAAAAACGCAATGGATAACATGAGTCTTTCCGATATTGCTGCCGTCACCCGCGGCACGAATGACAACGACGGTTGGGGCGGCAACGGCGCGTGGTGGATCATCATCTTGTTTCTGTTCGCCTTAATGGGCGGCGGCCTGAACGGCTGGAACCGCCAGGGGGAATATGGGCAGTACGCCACGGCGGCCAGCCAGCAGGAGATCCTGTACGGCCAGCAGTTTGGCCAGCTCAACGACCGTTTGACCAATCTGGGCAACGGCGTCTGCAATCTCGGCTACGAGATGCAGGGTGGCCTCGGCCAGCTTGGCAAGGAGGTCGCCCTGGGCCAGAGCAACCTGCAGCAGACGATCATGGGCACCGGCAACGGCATCCAGCAGCAGATTGCCAGCTGCTGCTGCGAGAACCGCCTGGCCACGGCCAACCTGTCCGCCAAGATGGATCGCCAGACCTGCGACATCACGACTGCAATCCACGCTGAGGGTGAGCAGACCCGCGCGCTGATGCAGGCCAACACGATCCAACAGCTGCGGGATAAGGTCAACGCGCTGGAGCTGGCCGGTCAGATGGCGGGTGTGGTGCGGTATCCTACCGGCTACGCCTACAACGCCGGGCCTTCGCCGTTCTGCGGCGGCGGGTGCAGCTGCGCCTGATGGCTACATAACGGTACGCTATTAACAGCGAAGCCCGCACGGCAGAAGCTGTGCGGGAATTTTTTTGAGAGGAGATTTCAAGATGGCTTGCAATCGAAAGTTGAAGAATCCGCATTACAAGAGCGCCCAGAACGCCTACAACAACGCGGCGCAGGCTTTTGTGGCGGCGGGCATGCCGGTGAATGTGCTGGGCATCCTTAACACTGACACCGGGTGTGCTTTGAAAACGAACACCGGTGGTTTTGAGGTGGAATGCAGCGGCCTGTACCGTATCAGCTACGACGTTACCGCCACGGCTACTGCGGCGGGCACGGTGACGCTGCAAGGGTACAAGGATACCATCGCGCTGCCCTGCATGAGTGCGCAGGCGACCGTCGCCGCCAACGACGTCGTGACGCTGCACACGGAGACGACGGTTTATATTCCGGTCTGCTGCAATGGCACACCGACGATCAACGCTGTCATCGGCGGCGTGGCCGGTACGGTCAACCACGTCTGCGCCAGCATCGTGAAGCTCGCGTGAGGCCGGTCCGATGAAGAAGGAAATTGAGGAATTTAAAAAGCGCCTCGACGGTGAGATGCTGGAGTGCATGCGCGGTAATCTCACGGGCCAGCGCCTGGACACGATCCGGGCCATCAGCGCGTGCTGGATGGCGCTGGATGATCGCGAGCGCAGGGGAGAACCCGCCGAGGGGCAGGAAGGGGCAGCCCTCTCTGCGGCAGAGGCCCACACTTGGGCGGACAAGATGAAAAACGCCGACGGCACGACCGGGGCGCATTGGACGCTGGCCCAGACGACGCCCTATATGGCACCGCGCGGCGTCACTGCGCCGCCGGAGACGTTCTGGTGCGTGATGAACATGATGTACTCGGATTATTACAAGGTCGCCTGGACGAACAACGTGGACACGCCGGACTTCTACGCCGACATGGCCGCTGCCTTCCTGATGGACGCGGACGCCATGCCTAACAAGGCCGGGCGGTACTACCACTGCATTGTGTGCGGGTAAGTAGTCATTATGTAGTCAGCTGCGGGAATGCAAACAAAAAAGCCGCGTGTTACGCTATAAAAATAGCGATAACACGCGGCTATTTTGGTGCGCCGGAAGGGACTCGAACCCCCGACCTTCTGATTCGTAGTCAGAGAGGACGCGGTCTTGTGCGGTTTTGTGCGGACAGAGTTTACGTTAAAGCGTTGCTTTTTTGCTTTGCCAGGCGCTTGACTTTGCTGTGGCAGGTAGTCAAAAAGTAGTCAGGTTGCGGTGGCAAAGTAGTTGTTTAGGCGGTCGACCACCTGCAGGCTGTCGGCGGCCTCCAGATGAGTATATATGTTGGCCGTCATTTGAATGCTGGCGTGGCCCAGCAGCTGCTGTGCGGTGCGCAGGTCAACCCCGGCACGGTACAGGTTGGTGGCGTAGGTGTGGCGCAACATGTGAGCGTGAATGGGCAGGGGGAAGTGCGGCTCCACGTGAGTGGTCCACATCTTCTGGTAGGCGGACTGGGTCATAATCTGGCCGCGGGCGTTGGGGACGACGTACTCGCTGGCGCGGGGCGTTTCGGCCAGGATGAGGCGCAGCGCGGCGGGAATGGGCACGATGCGGTTGGCCGAGGGGCTTTTTAACTCCATGCTCGGGTCATGGCGGTTGCTGCCTGCAGGAAAGCTCACCGCACGCGCCACGATCAGTCCGGCGGGGCCTATGTCCGTCCAGCGCAGGCCCAGGGCCTCTTCCCGGCGTAGGCCGCAGTAGATGCACAATGCACAGAACGCCCGCGCCCGCGGCTCTGTGACGTCCTCCAGCAGGCGGGTGTACTCGGAAGGACTGAGATATTCCTTGCGTTTTGCCTTGGCGTGGCGCGTGATTTTTAGTCCCTCGGTGGGATCGCTGCTAATGAGGTGGTTTTGCTTTGCGCTTGTAAAAATTTGTCGGGCTGTTATCAGCACTTTGTGCTGCAAGCTCTCCGACAGATCGGCCACGCCGGACAGCACCCGGCGGATGTGCACCGGACGCACGGTGCGCAGCTCCATGCTGCCGATGATGCCCATGATGTGCAGGTTGTAGGCGTCCCGATACATCCGCACGGTGGCCGGGCGCAGATCTGACTTGTAGGTGGTGAGCCAGATTTTGGCCCATTCGCCAACGGTTGTAGTATCGCCGACCTCTAAGCCGGCATCATCCTCTGCCATGGCCCGGCGGGCGGCGGCGTTGACCTCTGCCTGCGTTTTGCCGTAGACCAGCTTTGTTTTGCCGTTGGAAAGGGTGACGCGGCGCTGGTAGCGCCCGTCTTTTCGCTTTTTTAATGCCATAATTAACCTCCGATACTTGTCGAATCGTGCCGGAGGTGGTATAATCTAAATGGTTTTCGGTTTGTGTCCACCTCGGACACGCTGATATTCTATCCCGCGGTGCTGGTAACGCCGCGGGATTTTTTTATTGGTTGAAATCTTTGGAATCGTGCGAGGAAACAAGCTCGCCGGATTCGGCGTTGAGGATGTCCACGTGGATGTTGCCCGGCTCCTGGCCGCTGACGATGCCGTACATTTTGCCGCAGGTGTAGTAGATCAGCACGGACATTTCGTCAGAAAGCCCCACCGCGCCGGGCTGGGTGGTGGTGTAGACGGTGAAGTCGGTGAAATCGTCGTTCGTCTCAATGCGGGTGAGGTTGGGGTAGTCGGTGGAACCGATCATGTCGTCCAGCGTGCTGCGCAGCTCGGCGGCGATGCTCTCCAGCAGGGCGGCGTGCTGGGCCTTGCTCATGGTGTACGTTACGCTGCCGTCGTCGTTGAGCACGCCGGTGTGGACCTTGCCGTCGGCCACCTGCTGCGCGATCTCCTCGGCGGTAATGTCGCTGGCGTAGTCGGCGGGCAGGGTGAGGGTGACATCAAAGAGGTTGTCCTCCACCTCGATCTGCTCGGCGGTGCTGATGGCGTCGGCAGCTTCCTTCAGGGAGATGTCTGGCTCCGTGGTGGGCGCGGCAGTCGGTGCGGGGGTCTCGGCGGGGGTGTCCGCCGTGCTGGGGGCGGTGCCGCACGCGGCCAGGCTCAGGGCCAGGACAGCGGCAGCGGTGAGAGCGACCAGGCGCTTCATGAGGTTGCCTCCTCTGCAAATGCTTTTATTGGTTGAAGTCCCCGGTCTCGGCGGCGGGCTTCAGGGCCGTTGTGGATTGGATCAGGGCGATGTATTCGGCCTCGGTGAGTTTTGTTAAATTCTGCCCGGCGTTTTTGAGGCTGTCGGCCTTGCCGGATTTGCGGGCCAAGGCCCAGTCGGGCAGGTGGGTGAGGTCTCCGGTAACGAGGTAGTCCGTTTTCGTGTTTACCTCGGTGCGCAAATTCGCGCCAACGGTGAGAACGAGGCCCTCCAGACGTTCACGATCTGTCAGGAAGTCGCCGGAAAAAGCAAAATTCTTATTATTGAGCGGCGACCAGCTGAACTCGGCATCGTGAGCGGCCTGCTTGATACGGCGGCGTTCGGCGCGCAAGCGGCGCTCCTCGGCGGCATCGGCATCCAGCTTGTGCACACAGTACTGGTACAGCTGCAGGGTCGTGCGGGCGTCGCCCAGTGCGCGGTGCGCCTGGCCGGGGTCAAGGCCCAGCTGAGCGGCCAGCGCCTGGAGCTTGTGCGTCTTGGCCGGTACGCACTGGCGGGAGAGATTCATGGTGTCAATGTAGCACAGATCGGCGGGGCGCTCCGGTGCGGCCAGCGCATCGGAAATAAAGCCCAAATCGAAGGTGACGTTGTGGCCGATGATGGTCTTGCCGTCCAGCCGGCGGCGAATCTCCGGCAGGACGTCGGCCAGACTCGGGGCCTCGATGAGGTCGGCCTCCGTCAGGCCGTTGACCGCGGAAGCCTGTGCCGAGACGGGAACCATCGGATGAATCAACGTGCTGTATTCTTCTACAGTTTGGTCGCCGACCACGGTGATGATGGCAATCTCAATCATCTCATCCGTGAGGTGATTTAAGCCGGTGGTCTCGGTGTCCACGACAACGTAGTCGTGGAGCTTCCTGAGGTCGGCCACCTCGGCGGGGGCGCGGGTACAGAGCGGCGGCAGACCGCGCGGCTTTGGATGTGCTGCCGGAGCGGGAGCCGGTGCCGGGGTGTCCTCGTAGTCATCGAAAACGATGCGCGGGGTCAGGGTAGCGGCCAGCGTGTTGGCGACCGCAGAGGTGTCCGGAGCTTCCGGCTCAACAGGAGGCGCGGGCTTTTCTTCCGGCTCGCGCTCGTACATGAAAAGGCAGGCAAGCGCCTGGGTGCAGACGGTGATGCCCCAGAATATAATCATCGCGTTGGACGTCGTGCCGGTGTCTTTGGCGTTGGTTTGCAGCGCCCAGGCCATCAGGCCCCACAGGAGCATGATGACCCAAAGCAAAACGATCAGCACCCCGCGCAGGAATTTTGGCAGCTTGGATCTTTTCGACGTCCAAACAAATTTGCTGAGGACAAATGATAAGAAGTAAGGCAAAAGCGCGACGGCGGCAATGACCAACATGCAACCGTTGCCGAAGTTGCTTTTGTTATTGCCGGAACTTTTCTTTTTATTGGCGATTTTGATCACATCCTCGTTTACCGCCGCGGTTGCGACAGGGTTTGCGCCCGCGGCGGTGTATTATAGTGTAAAGTTCGGGAATCCACAATTTTTGACAACAATTTTGTTTAAAATGCGGGTTGAATAACAACTAGCAGTTGTTTATAATGAAGATAACGAAAGGGGGACAACAGATGGACGATAGCGACGCCATGATTCGAGAAATCAACTACATACTGCGCCGCAACTGCAACGCTCTATTTTTGCGCAAGGCGTTGACACGGCTGCTGACGCTGGAACGAATCTGGCATTAGTACAAGGCCCGGAGGCTTACTCCGGGCTGTTTTTTTTGTACTCCTCCACAACGTTGTCCACCAACCTGCGGACGGCGGCCTTGTCCTCCTCCGGCAGGTGCCAATAGGCACGCAGGATGCGAACGATGACCGGGTCGTTTGCGCCGATGGACTCCATAATAAGGTTAAACTCGGCGTCATCATCAAGGCGGTTGTACATTTCCCCCTCTCCGGTGCGCAGCCAAGTCTCGGAGACGTTGAACTCGCGGCAGATTGAGCGGATGGTTTGGTCAGATGGGTTTGTTTTTCCGTTCTCAATCGTACTGCAAGATGAAGCGGTAATTCCGATTCGCTCCCCGAACTTTTCCAGGGTCAGGCCTTCATTTTTACGCACCATTTTAATACGTTCGTTCAAAACTCTATCACCTCCTTGGTACACATATAGAATATCATATATCGCCCAAAAAATCAAGCACTTTTTTTAGAGTACCTAAAAAATAATGCTTGACAAATTAGAGATTCTAAGCTATAATTTAGATACTCCAAAACGGAAGACGGGAGGTGAGCCAAGTGGCCGACAACAAAATTACCGCAACCCGCCCGGGGCTGGATGCCGTCAAGTGCGCGGATATGCAGACTTTGACCGAGAAAATTAAGCATCTGCCGCCGCAAGCAATCAGCTACATAGCAGGTGCCGTCGAGATGGCAAGCCTGCTGCAAAACAAGGGGGCCTGAACCATGTACCAAATCATCTGGATTTTTTTGCCGTGGTTTGTTGCGGTTGTAGGGGCGGCGGTGTATGCGGCCCTTATAATAAGCGAGACCCCCAAAGCGTGGCACAAGGTGGTTGCTTACGTCATTTACGAGCTGCTTGTGTGCTGCCTGTGTACGGCGTTTGTACTGTTACACATAAGGCTTGTATGATATCCGAAATCAAGGGGGCTTGAAAATGAAGCGTAAAACCGCAATCAAATTTATGATGAGCGCTTGCTGTAAAAAAATGGATCGGAACACGGTCACGCGGCGTTTTGACCAAGGCCGAAAAATTACTCCTAATTATAGCAACGACCAGATTCTGTTCACATTTCTACGCACATACGAAATGTGGGCGGGGCTGGATGGCCAGCCTGAGCAACAGGCCCGCGCGGCCACTAAACTTTGGGAATTTCTTGCCCGCCAAGCAAAACGAGGGAGGGATATAAATGGACAACACCACATTACAACCTGTCCTTGACGCCCTGATGGAAGAACTGGCCGCCCGGGTGGCGGGCAAGATCGCCCCGCAGCGCAAAGAGCTGTACACCGTGCAGGATCTGTGCGAGCGGTACGGCGTCAGCGACGACACAATAACCCGCTGGATGCGGGCCGGGGAGTTTGGCGAGACCGTCAACCCGACGCCGCGCATCCACCTGGTGACGCTTTCGGGCATCACGGAGTTTGACGCGCGGCACACCGGCCCGGCCTACGCGGGCCAGCCGGTTTTGCCCACCAAACGCCGCGCCCGGGGCAACCCGGGGCCGATTTGAACGTGTCCATAGTGGACACAGGGAAGGAGGGGCGCAGATGACGCCCGAGGATATAGCCTGGGTGCAGGGGCGGCTGCGCGGCTGTAAGTATCTGGTCTCCACGCTGCACAAATGCGCCCAGTGCCTGGGTGTGGGTGACGACGAGCTGCTGATTGCGCTGGGGTACGAGAGCGAGGCCGCGCTGAGACAAGCCTATCCGGACAAGCTGCGCGGGCCTGGCGGCGAGCACCCCAAGCCGTCTCACTACCAACCGCCCGATGCCGAGACGATGCACGAGGCCGTGCTGCTGTTTTACGGTGGCACCGACATGGACGTTGTCAAGCGGCTGATGGGCTACGCGGGTAAAATATCCAACGCGGCTATCACGTTACGCTGCACGAGCTGGAAGGAGAAGAACCCCACCGCGGCGTGCCGACTACCGCACAGGCGGGCGACCTTGGCGCAAATACGAAAAAAGGGAGAAATCAAGATGAACGTTGACAAGAAAGGGCTGCCCGCGTACTGCTACGCGATAGCGCCCAAGACCGGGCTGCCGGTACGGATTTTTCGGGGCGAGCACGCCATGTTCGGCGTGCGGCCTGACATGATGGTGAGCAAGGCCAACGCGCAGATCGGCGTGAACGCCCGGCAGGCGGCGGCCATGGCGGGGGGTGTTCTCTACGGTTGGGACGGTCCGCACGCCGACCCCGCCCAGTATGATGACGATGGGGTCTATATTGGCCCACAGTGAGGAGGAACTTATGGAAAATGAAATCAAAACCAACGAGAGGCAGCAGGCCCAGGCACTCGGGCTGCTGAACGCCAAGGATGTGGTCGTCAGCGTCGTGAAGGTGACGGCGGATGGTGTGAGCATCAAGCTCTGGCCCGATGCCGACGCGGTGCGCGGCGTGATGGGCGAGGTTGCCCAGCTGGCGCAGGTTCCCGGCGGGTACAGCCTGCGGCGCTATGTGTGCGGGCGGGCGCTGTACTGCGCCGTGCAGCTGGGCGACGCCACGCGGGACGCGCCCTGCCCGGCGGGCTACCACGTGCACAGCGACGCCAACATCAACGAGGCCGACGGCAGCCTGATCGCGGCGGCGGCGGAGTGGGGCATCGGCAAGGGCGTGTTTGACCTGCCGCCCCTGCGCATCTCGGCCGGTAAAGTGCATATTGTGCCAAAGGCCAAGGATGGCACTAACGTCATCGAGCGGTACATCCTGGACGATGTGCTCACACTGGACGACATCACCTACAACGATGACGAGAGCGTCGCCGCTCTGCGCGTGCGCAAGCGGGATGGGGGAATCATTGCATGGCAAGCAAACTGATTGCACACCTGGCCGCGTGGTACATCCCGACCGGGCGCACCGATCTGGACGGCATGGAGGGCCTGACCGTGGACGGCGGCTACCTGCTGGAGGCGCGGCGGATGCACACCGAGCTGGAGCGCCGCGCGCGGGGGCAGCCCCTATGCGTGGAGATCGACATCCGCCCGGTGGAGAACAAGCGCACACTGAATCAGAACCGCCTCATGTGGGCGCTGCTGAACAGGCTGGCGCTGGTGTTGAGCGGTGACACGCCCGGCGGGGTGACTGCCGAACAGTGTTATCTTGACCTGCTGGCCGAGTTCGGCGCAGAGGTCGAGACATGGCGCGTGCCGGTCAAGGCCCTGCCCGCCCTGCGCAACACATACCGCGTTGTGCAGAAGGTGGAGCTGCTGGACGGCGGCTACTGCATGGCCCGGCTCGGCCTGGGCAGCAGCAGCTTTACCCGGCAGCAGATGCACGACTTCATAGAACGAATCTTTGACCGGCTGGCCGAGGCCGGTGTTGACGATGCCGAAACCACCGAGCAATACCGAGACTGGAGGCGTGCGGATGGCTAAGAGCATTTTGCAGAAGGACAAAGAGTGCTACCTTTGCCGCCGGTTCTATAACCTGCGCACGGTGCGGGGACTGGAGGAGCATCACATCCTGTTTGGACGCGGGCGGCGGGAGTTGTCTGAGCGGTACGGCCTCAAGGTCTGGCTGTGCCATGACCATCACAATGAGCCGCCCCTGGGCGTCCATTTTGACCCCGCCGCCCGGCGAGAGTTGGAACAGGCAGCACAATTTGCTTTTGATGAACTCCACGGCCCCGGCAGCTTTGCCAGGGTGTTCGGAGAAGAAATTTAGGAGGGATACCAATGCCCCAAATCGTAAACAAAAAGAGCGTGCTGGAGATGGCGATGGGCGCGATTTCCGAGATCACCGACTACGAGGTGGAGCGCGTCGTGGCGAACATCATGGACCCCAACACCAACGCCACGGCCAAGCGCAAGATCACCATCACGCTGACTTTTGCACCGGACGACTACCGCCAGCAGATCGGCATGGATGCGCAGGCAAAGACCACCCTCGCGCCGATCCAGCCGGTGCGCACGTCCCTGTGCATTACCAAGGCGCGGGACGGCAGCCTGCTGCTGGCCGAGATGACGCCGCAGGTGCCCGGACAGGTGGACATGGACGGCGATGAAACACCGATGCCCGCAATGGCCCGCGTAGGCCGTGCAGGGTATTAACACACAGAAAGGACAAGACAATGGAAAACAGCTTTTTGAAAGACGCTATTGACCGCATTGTGGAGCTGGCGACCCCCTTCACCCTGGAGACGCGCGGCGGGCATCAGTTCTGCTCCGCCAATCTGCGCGAGGTCAGGCCGGAGGTCCCGTCCCCGGTGCGGTACTCGGTGGACACGCTGGAGGCGCTGGTCAAGCTGATCCGCACCGAGGGCGTCGACCAGGCACCGCTGCTGTATGTGCGTGTGGACAGCGCCCGGCGGGTCGTAGTGGACAGCACCTACACGGGCCGCGACTACGCGATCTACAGCCGCCTGCCGCTGTATGAGGCCGTGAGTGACGTGCCGGGCATTACCGTCAACCAGGAGATGAGCCAGGAGCTGGCCATCGTGGAATTGCAGAGCCTGTACGCCGTTACCCCGGACCGCGACTACTTGCTGGCGCTGCTGAGCCGCATTGACGTCAATCAGGGCGTGTCCACTGTGGACAATGGCGTCAGTCAGGAGGTCAGCGTCCGTACCGGCGCGGTGCTGAAAGAGCAGCAGACCGTTCAGCCCATTGTCCACTTGCAGCCCTACCGCACGTTCTTGGAGGTAGAACAGCCCGCCAGCAACTTCCTGCTGCGCTTGAGCAAATCGGGCTACCCGGCACTGCACGAGGCCGACGGCGGGGCCTGGAAGCTGGAGGCCAAGCGCAACATTGCCGCCTATCTGGGTGAGCAGCTGGCCGATCTGGTTGAGAGCGGCAACGTGGTGGTGATGATCTGATGCTGAATATCTGTGCATTACAGGGCCGCCTCGCCCGTGACCCAGAACTGCGCCAGACGACCACCGGCAAGCAAGTGGCAACGTTTACCCTTGCCGTGGATCGCGGGCGCAAGGGCGCCAGCGGCAAGAGCGTGGCGGACTGGATTCAAGTCATCGCATGGGGGCGGGCCGCCGAGTTCGCCTATAAATGGCTCACTAAGGGCCAGATGGTAGCGGTGGACGGACGGCTCCAAAGCCGCACCTACACGGCCAAGGACGGCACCAACCGCACCGTGCTGGAGGTCGTCGCCAACAACATCAACTTTTGCGGCAGCAAGACCGACAACCCCGGCCAGACCTCCCCCGCCCCGGCGAGTCAGCCCCGCGTCGGCGCACCGGCTCCGGCCTATAACCAGGGGCCGGGTGACGATTTCGCCATGATCGAGGATGAGGGCGATCTGCCGTTTTAACCACTGAAAACAGAAAAAAGACCTTGCAGGGATGCGCCAAAAAAGGGCGCGGCGCACCCCTGTATTAAGGTCAGCCATTTTTAGGAGCGAAACAGATGGAAACACCAACTTTTTACACCATGCTCCCCGCCGCTGTGCGGTACGACAAAAATCTGAAACCCGCCGAAAAGTTGCTTTTTGCAGAAATTTCAGCGTTGACAAACGTGACCGGCTACTGCTACGCCAGCAATGCCTATTTTCAAGAGCTATTCAACGCCAGCACCCGGACGGTACAGGGATGGTTGAAGCACTTGCAGGATTGCGGCTACATCTCGATCATCCAGGTGGGCGGCGGTGCCGGTGAGCAACGCGCCGAGCGCCGGATCAGCCCGCTGGCCGGTATGGCGATAGCGCCGCCGACCCCCGCAAAAATCTGCGCCACCCCCGCAGAAAATTGCGGGGGGACCCCCGCAAAAAAATGCGCAGACCCCCCGCAAAAAAATGCGGGTAGATTATTACAAGATAATATTACTACAAGAGAGATTAACGCGGGCGCGCGGGCGCGCGAGAACGGGAACGTTTTGGACATTCTCTTGAACGGATTCCCGGACGGATGCGGGGAGCGGCTGCGCCAAGCGTTGAAAGATTTTGCCGCCGCCCGCGCGGCTGGCAAGCATCCACTGACGGCCAGGGCCGCCAAGCTCGTATGCTCCACGCTCCAACGCCTGGCCGATGAGGCTGGCGTCCGTGACCGTTACGGCTACATGGCCGCCGTGCTGGAGCAGAGCATCCTCAGAGGATGGGAGGGACTTTTCCCCTTGAAAGACGACTTTGTGGATAAAGCTCCGGCCCAGCGCCCCGCCAACACGGCAGACCGCCCGCGCGAAATCGGGCCGGACACCGACATCATTGATTTTTTGTGAGGCTGAACGATGCAACAAGCAAACCTGACCCGCCAGCAGACAACGCAACGCGCGTTTCTTGGCGCGGCGCTGATGAACCCGGACGGCGCGCGGGATTACGTCACAAGAATGGTCCCGGCTATGTTTGAGGATGGCGTCTGTCATGACATTTTCGCGGCGATCCAGCAGTTGATCTACAGCGGCAGCCCAGTGGACGTCATCACGGTCATCAACGCAGCGGCCAACGGACGCCCGGCGGATGATGTGAAAGTGGCCGTCATGCAGATGGCCGAGACCTGCCCCAGCGTCTCTAACATCGGCAGCTATGCAGCACAGATACTTGAGGATCACCGCTACAGATTGCTGAGCGGCGATCTGATGAAGTGCCTGGCTAAAGATGCGATGGACAGTGACGGCATCTGCCGTCAGCTGCGCCGCACCCTGGCGATGCAGGACGCAATCCTCAGCACTCAGACCGACAGCACGGCCAGAGACTTCGACGCGGTGCTTGATTCCGCCCTGGCCCGCCTGGATGAGCCGGACGACAGCCTAAAACTGGGCTGGCCCGAATTGGACAGGTACGGCGTTTTTGGTCGGCAGCGTGTGTGCGTTGTGGCCGGGCGGCCTGGGTGCGGCAAAACGGACTTTTCGCTCAACCTGGCGTCACGTCTGTCCAAAAAATACAAGGTCTACTACTTGACCCTGGAGGAGACCGCTGAGGCGCTGATGGACCGCATTCTGTCCAAAGTGGCGCGGATTGATTCCGGCAAGATCACCAACAAGAATCTGGACCCGCACGAGCGGCAGATTATCGACAACGCCGCCGCCCGGCTCCGGCAGCATCACAACATGATGCTGGACGCGGACAGCAATCTCACTATTGACGGGCTGGAGGCCAAGCTGATCCAGCACAAGCCAGACATCGCTTTTATCGACCACATCGGCCTGCTAAGCCCCACCGACCCCCGACAGACAGAGTATCAGCGTATCAGCGAGATCACCCGGCGGCTGAAAGTGGCCGCCATGAAAATGGGCATCGTCATCGTGGAGCTGTGCCAGATCAACCGCTCCGGCGTAAAAGGCAATGAGGGCCGATTCTGTAACCTGGAGGACCTGCGCGGCTCCGGCACGATTGAGCAGGACGCCAACAGCGCGATTTTTGTGGAGAACCGCAAGCCCGAGGACAGCAAGGAGCTGCGCGGCGAGGACGCCTATCAGGATACCGCCGTTATGTACGCCAAAAACCGAGAAGGACCGACGGGCGTTGTGTCCATGAGATGGCAGCCCCAATACCATCAATGGCAGCCCGCCCCTAAAGAGGATTTTGAAGAAATCGACCAGATGAACTGGCCGCAATAACACCCGCCGCCCCGGCGGGACAGGAGGATTACTATGATAAGCATTGCAATTATCAACTTGAAAGGCGGCGTCGGGAAAAGCGTCACCGCCTGCAACCTTGCCGCCGAGCTGGCCGCCAAGAGCAAGAGCGTGTTGGTGGTCGATCTGGACAAACAGGGCAACACCAGCAAGTTCTTTGGCGTGGCCGATTATGACAGGCCCTGCGTGTCGTCTGTTCTGCTGGGTATGGCCCGGGTGAGGGACGCCGTTGTGGAGACGGCGATCCCGGCGGTTGCCCTTCTCCCCTGCGACATGCGGATGCTCAAGGCAAACCGCACGATCCTGATGGACAACGGCCCGCGGCAGTATCATCTGAGGGATGCATTGGAAACCTTGGACGATAACTACGACTACTGCCTGATGGACTGCCCGCCGGATCTGGACATGGGCAGCATCAACGCGCTGACGGCTGCGGACTGGGTCATCATCCCGGTAGACTGCGATGAGTGGGCCTGCGATGGCATGCGGGAGATCATCGACCAGATCGAACAGGTGCAGATGTACTACAACCCGCACCTCAAGGTGATGGGTGCGCTGATGACAAAGTACCGCCGCACACGGTACGCGGGCGAGGTCGTTCACCAGCTGAACGAGGCGGGCATTGTGATGCTGCATACCGTCATCCGGTACACGGTCAAGGTCAGCGAGGCCAAGAGCGCGCACGAGCCGCTGCGGGTGTACAAGCCGGACTGCTCGGCAGCGCTGGACTACGGATGCCTGGCAGATGAAGTCGATGAGGCCGTGTCCAAGATGGACACGCACAAGGAGGGCTGAGCGATGAGCGAGGGATTTTCTATCAACGACATTCTCGGCAACACAAAAGCCAACGCCCCGGCGGGCCAGAAAATGCAGGTCGTCATGCTGCCGGCGGCAGACATCGAGCCGAACCCGGAGAACAGCATCTACGAGATCGGGGATGTGTCGATGCTCAAGGCGGACATTGCCGAGCGGGGACTGCGCAGCCCGCTGGAGGTGCTGCCCGCCAAGGGCGGCAAGTACATGCTGATCGCAGGGCACCGCCGCTGGACGGCCTGCCGGGCACTGACTGCCGAGGGCGTGGCCGGGTTTGAGGTCCTGCCCTGCGTTATCCGCCAGAGCCAGGGCGAGGATGACGACCTGATCGCGCTGATAACCTCCAACGCCACGGCGCGCGAACTGACGGACGGTGAGCGGCTGCGCCAGTACCGGGCGCTCAAGCAGGCACTCGAACGCAAAAAGGCGGCAGGCGCGCTCGATGGCCGCATCCGTGATGAGATGAGCCGCATCACCGGCGATGGCACCGGCACGCTGGGAAGATTCAACGCGATTCTCAACAATTGCACAGCCGAGGTTGTGGAAATGTTGGAAAAGGGCGAGATCACGATGACCAGAGCCTACGAGTGCAGCAAGCTGTACAAGGTGCAGCAGGTGGCGTACGCCAAAAACAAGTACGCCAGTATGCCCCAGATCACCGATATGGCCCGGCGGGCGGCCATCAAGTATCTGGTCGAGTGCGGCCTGGCCGACCAGTTTAAGAAGCTCGACTACGTTCGCAAGAGCGAATGGGACTACGCTGACCATGGGATGGATGCCCGAAAGCTGGAGCCGGTGACGCTGGATCTGACGGAGGGCGAGACGGATGCGCTGCTGCGCATTGAGCCTGTCGATTACCGCGGCGTCCGGGTGCAGATGCGGGACCCTGCCGATACGGATGAGGTGCTGGCGGAGAGCTTGCTGTATCCTCGGGACTTCTTCGGTGCCGCTAAGCGTCTGTACATCAACAAGGACGATCTGGCGGCGTACAAGGCCGAGGTGAAGGGGAAGCGTAATCAGGAGCGTGCCCGGCAGGAGGAGGCCGAAAAGTGGCAGGCGCTGGCCCGGCAGGAGCTGGAGGCGTTTGACAACTGGCCGCTTGTGACACGGCTGAAGGACCTGGGCCTGACGATCCGTGAGCGGAAGATGGCAGACGGCGGGCGGCTTATCATTGCCGTGGATGATCTGACGCGCTTTTCCGGCCATGTGGACGGCTTCCAATACCGCGAGTGCTTCGCGGTTCGCATCGGGCCGAACGGCGAGCGCGCAGGCCGGGACGGAGACATCAATGCGCTGGAATGGTACAAGCGCTGGTACAGCACCGGCGCGGGCATTGAGGGCTACATTGCCGAGGACATCGAGCGGGCTGCGCGGGAGGCGAAAAAGAAATGAACGGCAGATTTTGCGGGATTCCCGGCATGAGCCAGCCGCATTTTGACATGTGCGAGGGATGCGCCCACAACAAGGGGTTGTTTAACCTGGATTGTGAGTTGTACTGCTACGGCGTCGAAAAGACGGACGGCGCGGGCATTTTGCTGGAATGTGATGACTTTAAACCATCTTCGGGAGGTGATGCCGGGTGAGCTGTGAGGAGGAGACCCGGCGGGTACGGGCCCTGCGGGTGCAATGGCTGTACCGCTACCTGGACGCCTGTCGGTTGGAGCACCTCTATGAGGAAGAGGTCCGGGAGCTGCGCGCTGATGCGTGCCGTGTAACGGCCAACCTGAGCGGCATGCCCGGTGGGGCCAGCGACGGCCAGGCCCTGCCGCGGGCGGTGGAGCGCATCGATGCGGCGCGGGCCAGAGTGGAGGAGCAGCTGAGCGTATGCGGCGCGGTACGCCGGGAGGTGACCGCCGTGCTGGAGACGATACCGGCAGCCGACGACTACGAGCTGATGCGCCGCCGCTACCTGCTGGGGCAGACCTGGAGGGAGGTCGGCAGGGCCATGGGCTATTGCAGCCGACAGGTACGCAGAAAGCACGATAAAATTGTGGACGCGATAAAGATGTCCACTGATGTCCCTTGATGTCCATCGCGAAAGGCGTATAATGGTAGTATCAGAAGCCGCGGGACAGAGATGCCCTGCGGCTTTTGATTTTGGCGTATGTCGTCATAATCCTCCTCGTGGTACGGGTGCTGCGCTGCGCGATGCGGCGTCGCCACGATGAAGCTCCCGCCGTCCGGTTGAGATGCCGGACACTATGCCGCACAGCCACCTGCCGGAATGCCCGGCGGGATGGGCACCGCGCGCCGCAAGCAACGGCGCGGGCTGGGTGTGAGACCCGGGTGTGGTGCCAGCACGCAAGCCGCTGGCGTGAGAAGAAAAAGAAGTAGCGGCTGACGGGCGGAAATATAGACCGCCATGCCCGGCGGGCGGGAGAGACTCAACTACACCGAGACAAAAGAAACTCCGTCTCGCGCCGCTGGGCAGCTAGTTGATTTTGAGGTGCGTATGCGGTACGGAGTGCCTTACCAGGGAAGCAAAAATAAAATAGCCGAGTGGGTAGTGGAGCATTTGCCGTCGGGCCATACGCTTGTGGATTTGTTTGCGGGCGGCTGCGCGGTAACGCACGCAGCACTGCTGGCCGGGCGATGGGACAGGTACATTGCCAATGACATCGGCCCCGCGCCGGATGTGTTTTTGAACGCCGTGCATGGACGGTACGCGGACGAAAGGCGGTGGATCAGCCGAGAGGATTTCTACCAGCTAAAAGACGCCGATCCCTACGTCAGCCTGTGCTGGAGTTTTGGAAATAATCGAAGCAATTATTTATACGTCGAGGAGGTCGAGCCGTGGAAGCGGGCGCTGCATTATGCGCGCGTCCTTGGCGATACCGGGCCTCTGCGCGAGTTTGGAATCAATTCCGACGGGAGCGCGGCGGACGTTTTGGCGCACCATGACGAATACAAAGAAAAATATATCCGATGGTGGTTAGGGCGGCAGCGGTACGCCCCGGCGGAGCTGGACGAGCTGATAAAAAACAACAAGCGGGAAGTGGCCGCAGAAGAAGAGCAGCTGCGAGCGTATTTGCTGACGGGCTTGAAAAGCAGCGGCATGACGCAGGCGAAGGTGCAGATAAGGCTGGGGACACAGATGGCCGGGCACTATTTTGGGCGCAGTCAGTGGGCTTTCCCTACGCAGGAATACTACGAGAAGATGCAGGCTTTTATGCCTGCGCTGACGGAAGATTATAATAAAATTATCGGCTTGTACAGATTAAGGCAAAGGCTGCAAAGTCTGCAAAGTCTGCAAAGGCTGCAAAGTCTGCAAAGGCTGCAAAGTCTGCAAAGGCTGCAAAGTCTGCAAAGTCTGCAAAGTCTGCAAAGGCTGCAAAGCGATTACGAAAGGGTCGAGGTACCGCGCGGGGCTGTGGTTTATGCCGATCCGCCCTACCGCGGAACGAACCAGAACGGGTACGGCGACATGTTTAATCATGAGCGATTTGATACATGGCTGGCGCGTGTGCCGTACATGGTGATTATAAGTGAGTACATTTGCCCGGCAGGCTGCGTTGAGGTGGCAAACATCAAAAAGCGGAAACTGTTGGGCGCAGGGAACGGCAGCAGCGAGAATTGCGAGAGGCTGTTTGTGCAAGAGCGTTTTGAGGGCGAATATTATGAGAGGCTGGGGGCGGGGACACAAATGAGCTTTGAGGACGTGTCCAGGGTGGACACATGAGTAATGGCAATAAATCCGTATGATCTGGCGCGGCTGAAGAAGATGATTGCCGCGGGCACGGAGCATGATTTCTACTACTGGCCGCAATGGCGGGCGGTTCGCGCTGAAGTGCTGGCCCTGGATAAGAGCGAGTGTCAGCGCTGCCGCAAACTGAAACACAGATACAAGCACGCGGTGTTGGTGCATCACGTAAAGCATTTGCGGGATAGGCCGGACTTGGCGCTTAGTATTTGGGATGGCGATGAGCGGCAGCTTGTTAGCGTGTGCAAACAGTGCCATGAAGAACTCCACCCGGAAAGTTTTACGCAATTTTTGCCGAAAGAGCCGCCGATCACGGCGGAAAGATGGGATTAATTGCGCGATACCCCCCCCACGAAAAAACCAACAATTTCCAGCGGCTTCCAACTCGAATGGGTCCAAGACATTCGGGAGGAGGAGGGGTTGGGCGTGAGGGGTGGGGTGGGTGTGGAGAGAGAAAAGAGCGCGTGACGAATGGGAAGAAGGTGATTTGGTGGCG